ATTTATCAATGTTGCAGAAGCGTTAGTAGTAGCCATAATTAGAACGTAGTAGTGATAGAATCTTTCGTTGATGTTGGTGGCACGTATCGCTTACCTGTGGTAGGATCATAGGCAAACGATAGACCTGGCATTAGGCTTGCTCCAGCGTTTAGCACCGCGTTGCCAGCCGATGAAACGGCATTTCCTATGGAGCTAAAAATACCACCAATTCCACCCATATCAGATGATACCGCGGAATTACTAGTACCACTTCCAATGCTCTGTGTAAATCCAACCACGCTTTTTGTTGCGCTATCTAGCGCTCCCTGCACGGTATCGCCAACTGAGCTAGTAATACTTTTAATAGAGCTTGACGCATCCTTCACAAATGATTGAACAACTGGGTTGGATCCAATCAATGAAGCAGCTGTGCTGGTAGCATATCCTGCTAGAGAGCTAAGAGCTTGCTGTCCAGCTACACCACCCTTGACAGCTGTTGCTAACGCGGTTGCCACCGGAATCAATGACCCAAGTGAAATTGAACCTAGACCACCAAGAGAACCACCAGCCGCCGCGCCAAATTGTGCATCACCATTGCCAAACGCATCCGGCGGACGCTTTATCGTCGGAACTGTTATCTTCCAATTACCAGCCGCCAGCTGCTCAGGTGAGAACACTTCATCAACCGAAATATTGATGATGCTGATTGTTGGCATTGGAACCGAACCGGTGTAAATGTAATCTACATCATCCGGGAAGACGTAAGAATACGTCTTCAGAATCACCTGAACTCCATTCAGATAGTCATTCTTGTAGCCATAAAGCTTCAAAATTGGCGGTGTCGCTCCCGTATTAGCGTAATCAGGTAGAATCCATGATCTAATAAGATCAAGGTATCCGGCATTTGCTGTCGCTTCGGCTGCGTTACGACAAATGAATTTTCCGGTGATCGAAAACTTTCTTGAGCTCGTACCTTTATATGCAGGAATTTCTGCCGGCAAGTGGGTGATATCGAAGCCTTGATAAGTTGCATTTCGTTCTTCTGAAATTGGCGCAGATGCTTCAAAGTAAACGATGCCGCCTGGGCCTTGCAAACAAACCTTGAACGTGTTAGGAGCTGTAGACGCGGCTGTAGACGAATGGCCAAGAAGTCCACCAGTGAGGGAACTTACGGTATTCGATACACCATTTACAGCATTTTGAAGTGTATTTTCTGCTGACTTAATTGTGTTGCTAGCAATACTTGTTGCAGCGGCCTCAACCTTGTTAGTAAGGGAGGATGTTACGCCATCTAGGATGCTCATGTTAAATTCCTAATACTTTTGATGATTGCTTTATTGGCTTATTGAATGAATCAACAGCTATCGGCAAAATTTGCTTTCTAACGATTAATGCATTGTTTGCTTGAATTCCAATCGCTAAATTTCCAAATTCATCATTCAAGAACGATCCTGTATAGATGCGCTCTTTTGCAGCATTTTCTGCATAAGCGAAATTTCCAATTAAGCTAGATGATGTCGTATCGCGATACACAAGCGCTGAGCTATTGTATGGATTTCGTTTAGGGTCATTGATATCTAATCCATAGAAATCATATACATACACTCTGCTATTTGCTGTTGCTCCGTCAACCGTATTGTTATGAGAAACTTGAGCATTAACCGACTTAGAATTCATAGCATAATTGTATGCCGGTTGTCCATTTGCGTTATAAACCAAGGTCAATGGATTGCCACTGGCGTCAAATTGCTGGCCATACATCAAATTTCCATTAATTTCTGAAGTATCAGTTATCGTCGTTGATAGATCATAGTTAAATTCATCGGAGCGAAGTGACGGTACCTGCTTGTACTTTTGCGTCGTAATGTCATACATCGTTACTGCATTTGTTCTGGTAGCTGGCGCGGTGGTAGCGATGATTGATTGAATCGTTGCATAGTCAACCAGAGAAAATGATGGAAGAATTCTAAAAACAATATTGTCATCATAATAGTTGACAATTTTTGTTGGCCAAGCAACTGCATTCAATCCACCAGATGTTGCACCGGTGTTATAAGTTCGAATCATGAACGTATAAGCATCGACAACGCTAGTCACGGCGCCGTTAAACGTAGGCACGTTGATATTGTACATATCAACGGAGTCACCAACCTCTAATCCGTGCGGTGTTGCTGTAACAAATGTCAAACGTGTTCCAACTCTTGACCATGAAACAGCTGGTAATTGCCCGCCTCTTGCAGCCGGGCGCCCTTCATCACGATAAACCCCAATAGTGATGTACTTTCCATTGAGAGTCCATGACGTAGCACCTTTTTGAGGATTAGGAACTAGAACGACACGGCACTGATATTCATATTGATTATCAGGAGTGTAAACATCGAAATGTGAAGGGATAGTAAATCCTTTCACCGGAATTGAATACGCATCATAATATGATCCCGTCAATTCTAGTAGTCCTGGTGTGCTCACTTTACTTCCTTCAATTTACTGATGATGAGATCCTTAGCAACTTCATCGTAGTGACCAAAAAATTCCTTGAACAGAGTATGCAGTTCATGATCATCGTCAGCTGCGTCAAGAAGTTTTTCACGGACTTCAGTTCCTGAAATACCGCCATCTTGCTTCTTTACCGGAAGATAGTAGCCAACCTTCTCATCAAGCGTGCTCATTCCGTCCTTCGCTTCATTGAACGGGAGTGGATGTCCATTCATTTCAGGATAAGGCTTAAAGAACTTCGCCGACTTGTAACGTTCAATGTCCTTTTCTCCTACGACAGCTACGTAGACGAGAGGAGCATGGTCGTATCTTTCAAAGATCTCACGCGGGTTGAATGCCGGATTTGAGCTCTTAACGATCTTATCCTCTTCCATTCGGAACAGTCGGAGCATCAGCTCTTTCTTTTCTTGAAAGTTGAATGGAGAAATGTCACCATTCACCTTGCTAAAGTTAGTCTTGTCGGACGTTGCGATCCATACGCTTTCTGGATCAAAAATCTTCTTCAGGTGCTTGTAGACGTGAAAGTGTCCTTTATGAAAAGGTTCGAAGCGGCCACCGTAGACCACGGCCAACAGCTTTTCATTCTTTTCTTCTTGATCTTCACTAATGCGCAGGATTTCGTCTAGTTTCATGGTCTCAGGCCAAAATAAATACTATTTGTACAGGTCTATTTATTTCACGATCTTGGTTGAAAAATTCACCTCCTGGCCGATGTATGTTACTATCAAATAGTTATAAACAACCAGGAGATGCCGATCGTGCACTCACCGCAATACGTTATAAGAGATTTACATGAAGGCTACGAAACGCGCCAAGAACCCAAATACGCCGGAGTTTGTCGGCAAGTATTACCTGACAAACGCAAAGCTTCTCCCTGAAGTTATTCGATGCAAAAACCTCGGGCGAATGACCAATGAACTAGCAGTGATGCTGATGACGTTAACCCGCAAGTATGCGCAACGTCCATGCTTTTCAGGTTACTCATTCAAAGAAGACATGATTTGTGAAGCACTAGCAAATCTTTGCCAAAACGCGCTAAAGTTTGACCCAGAACGTTCAGACAATCCATTCTCATTCTACACCACATGCATTAACAATACCTTCCTGCAGTTCCTCAACCATGAAAAGAAGCATCGTCGTGTTCGCGATGAACTGCTTATTGAACTTGGTGAAAATCCATCATACAATTTCGCAGACGCAGCCAAGGAACAGGCTGATGGCGGAGAGTACAAATCGGAATTTGAAGAAATGAAGCAAGATATTATTGACGCAAAAATTCGTGTCAAGAATGAGGCTGAGCTTAAAGCGATCGCCGATGCTGAAAAAGCCGGAGCTTCAGTAAACGCAAAAGCGGTGAAAGTATCCGAGTTGTTCGATTTTGAAGAGTCTAATAGCTAATCATGTCTGTGCTTGATTATGAAGCGCAGTGGTGCCGAGCTGAAATTGAACGAATGAAACGAGAGGGGGACTCTAAGTTCGATGATTGGTTCGGCAATCCAACTCAAATAAAGAAAACTATGGAACGAGATCTCAAAACTGAAGCAGACGGCCATCTAAAAACGGCGGAAGAATTTGAACGTCAAGCTCAGCAGCATCGAATTCAAGCTCAGTTATTGTTAGATGCCCATGAAAAATTTACTAAGCGCACTAGTGAAGATCAAGCCTGAAAAGATCTTCATGCTTGGATGTATCATCGGAATGGTGGGCTATCTCTATTTTATGTTCACCATCCTTAACGCGCTACGTATTATTGCGCAGCTTCGATAACCATAATGCTAAAGAAACCAGAATTCATCAAAAAGCTTGCCATGCTGACCGACATACATTTCGGGAAGCGCAACAATTCAAGAGTTCATAACCAGGACTGCTTGAACGTAATTGATTGGTTCTGTGAGCAAGTTCGAAAAGACGGATCAGTCACCCATATCGCATTTCTGGGTGACTGGTTTGAATCTCGGGCGGCAATCAATATTGAGACCATGGATTTTTCATATCAAGGTCTCAAGAAACTTGACTCACTGGGTATTCCAATTTTCTTCATCGTTGGAAATCACGACCTACATCGTCGCACTACTCGCGACGTTCACTCGGTTCGAATGTTCAATGAATTGAAAAACTTCACCGTCATTGACACGCCGCAAGTTATTGACAACATTCTGTTCTCACCGTATCTGTTCAATCACGAGTATAAAGATCTCATTCAGTACAATGATCTTTGGGCATTTGCTGGTCACTTTGAATTTCAACATTTCTATGTGACGGGTTATAATACTATTCTCGAACACGGGCCTGATCACAAGCTGTTTCCTGGGCCAAAGAAGATTTTTGCTGGTCACTTCCATAAGCGTCAGTCAAAAGACAACGTCGTCTACATTGGTAATACATTCCCAATGGACTTTGGTGATTCTGGTGACTTTGCTCGCGGTATGGCTATCTATGAAGTTCTTGAAGATAATCTCACGTTTATCGATTGGGAAGACTGCCCAAAATATCTGAAGGTCAATCTTTCAGATGTTATGTCAGGTAATTGGTCACCATTGAAAGATATGAAGGTGAAGTGTGTTATCGACATTGACTTGGCATACTCGGAAGCACAAGAGCTTCGCGACGCGATGGTCGCCGCCTATGAACTTCGTGATTTCGTGCTTGAGGAAGATCGTGAAGCGAAGCAAGGGCTGCTCGAAGGTGACAACGGTTCGGTGGTAGAAAGTGATAGCGGAGCATCAATTGATGATCTGGTTGTCACGGCTCTCGCTGGTATGAAAGAAGATAAAACATTGAAGAACATCGACGTGAATATGCTGATTGAGCTGTATAAGCTGCTCCCGACCGATGCCGCAACTGACGAATGAAAAACATCACATTTAAGAAAGTAACCTTCGCAAATTTCATGAGTTTTGGAAATTTGATGACGGAAGTCAATCTTGAAACTCCAGGAACAAACTTCATTTTAGGTGAAAATCTTGATGAAGGCGGTTCATCTGGGGCAGGTAAGACGACGGTGATTTCAGCCATCTCGTACGCGCTCTATGACAAAATTCCGTCTGGCGTTAGTAAAGATAAGCTGATCAATCGAACAAACGAAAAGAAGAACACCGTGATGGAAGTTAATCTTTACTTCGATTGCGGTGATGATGAATATCAAGTGACTCGTACGCGAGGTGCTCGAAATTCCGTGCAGCTTTGGGAAAATGGAACTGACATTACACCAGATTCAATCGTTAACTTCAATGATAAGGTTGAAACGATTTTCGGTATGTCATTCCAATTGTTCTCACTTGTCGTTATGTTCAACGGTAATGCGCGCCCGTTCCTGGACCTTGGAGTTGGTGAACAACGTAATTTGATTGAAGAGCTGCTGAGAATTACTACGCTGTCTCGTAAAGCCAACGCCATGAAGAAAGAAATTGGCTTGACTGAACGTGCAATCGACATGCAAAAGACTCTAATTTCTCAGCAAGAGCTGCAGAATAAGACGTACTGGCGACACGTTGAGGAAGCGAAGGAACGAGTCAAGCGTTGGACTACTACTCGTGATGCTCAGTTGATGGAAATTCAAGCGAAGCTAGATCGAGTGGCTGGGATTGATCTAGACGCTGAGGAAGCGCTTCACGTAGAATTGAAGAAACTCACGACGAAACTTTCTCCACTAAAGCAAGAAGTTCGAACTCAGAAAGCAGACAATGAAGCGCGAAAGAAAGAGCTGCAAAAACTGTCTGATGAACTTGGCCATCTAATTGAAGCTAAGTGTCCGTACTGCTTGCAGAAGTTTGAAGACGCTGAGGCGAAAATTGCTGAGCTGCGTGAAAAGATCAAGATCAAGGTAGGTGAACGTAATACGGTGTTCGAAAGCCTAACCACAGATGAAATTGAAGTTGACAGAATTAATGATGAAATTGAGGCTATCGAGGCAAAGATCCAGCATAGTGATCTAGCTGCGCTGCTTCAGATCAAATCGAATGCTGATTCATTAAATGCCAAGATGCTCGAACTGGCAAATCAAGACAATCCGCACGTCGAAGCGTTGAACGCGCTGGTGAATGAAGGTGAAATTAAGATTGATCGAGACACGTTGGATGAGCTCGTCAAGCTACTTAATCACCAGCAAGTTTTGGTGAAGTTGCTGACCGACAAAAACTCATTCATTCGAAAAGACATCATCTCAAAGAATATTCCATTCCTGAACAAGAGAATTGGCTACTACACGCAGAAGCTGAACCTTCCGCACATCGTCAACTTCATGCCTGACATGTCATGTGAAATTTCACAGTACAATCGTTCATTGGATCATGGTAACTTGTCAAATGGTGAAAAGAAGCGATTGAACCTGGCTCTATGCCTAGCGTTCCGTGACACCAGAACCTACCTGCATTCCAAGGTCAACGTACTGTTCACTGATGAGGTAGATGGTGGCTCGTTGGACACGAACAGCATTGAGGCGTTGATTCACCTACTGAAAACTAAGGCATGGGATGATCATATCTGCATCTACATCATCTCACACCGCCCAGAATTTGAAGGCCGATGTGATAAAACGGTCGCAGTTCGCAAAGACGGTGGATTTTCACAATTGATGCAGGTTGATCATATATGAAGTAAAATATACAAATTAAGTCGCCTAGGATAGAATCCTTTTCATGTTACGGTTGATGCTCCTATAAATATTCCCATATCATAGGAGCATCACCATAATGTCAGAAGCAACACCAGAAGTTAAGAAAAAGCGCGTTAATTCAAAAGCCAAAGGTTCAGGCTTTGAAAATTCAATCGCCAAGAAGCTCTCAGTAGTTCTTGCGCCTATGAAGTTCCGTCGTTCACAATCCTCAGGTGCTATCCTCGGTGGTCAAAACGCTAAGATGCTCGAGAATTTCTCGATCGAAGCGATGACGCTGTTCATTGGAGATGTTGTACCGTCCAATGAATCAGACGTATTGAAAGCTGAAGGATGGAAATTTCCATTTTCTCTAGAGTGCAAATTCTACAAGACCATTGATGATCTTGAGTATCTGCTCACTGGATCGAAGATTGAAGGTTGGATGAAACAAGCAGAGGGTGATGCTGAAAAGCTAAAGAAAATCCCGCTGCTGATCTTCAAGTTCAACCGTTCAAAAACTTTCTGTGCTACGTCATGGACAGAAAAAGACGGTGTTAGTACCAAGCCAAAACTTCCGGTTGGTTTGAAGCAAGAGGTAATTATTACTCGAAAGCAAGATGATGGTAGCACTTATTTCATCGTGATCTTCGAGCTTGATGTTGCTATTGCAGATACAGACTGGTGGAAACTGAAGCAGTAACTTTTCTCTATAAGACATATGAACTCAAAGAAAGCAAAGCTGATGCGCAAGCTTGTTCGTCAAGCAGCTGCACAGGTTGATGCAGAAGGTAAGCCAACGATTGATCATTCTTACTTTGAAATTGAAAATCGTGCTCGCACGATGATCAACGTAACGGAAGATGGTAAGGTCGAAACGGTGAAAATTTCGTCAGGTCAACTGATTAACACCCCAGGAACGAAGCGTGCTATGTACAAGACCCTCAAAAAGTCTTTTAGCGGCGTGAACATTGGTGTAGAAACTCCTGAGGTGCAAAATGACTGACGTTACCCAAACTATTGAAAATACGACGACTGAACCAGCCGTTGATTCCGCTGTGGTTCATTTTGATTTTGCCCTCTCAGAAGGCGTTAGCGACTACTTTCAACCTTTTGTAGATGGTTTGAACTCATTCCAAGAATTCGGCGAGTTTATTAGCGATCCTACCGGTGAAGTTACTCCTCAAGTCGCCGTTAGAGTTGCGTTCCCAACTATTCCGGGCTTTTGGACGACACTGTTTGAAGATGTTGTCAATGGAAATGATGAACTTTACATCGACGCATTTGTAACCGTTCAAACTGGCGACACGATTCTTTATCAAACGTCGCTGGATAATTTGGCTATTATCCTAGCTAACTCTGTGTCAAGCGGCGGTAGCGTACTGCAATTCGTGCTGTTTGAAAATGATGACGGTGAAGAGCTTGAAGTCGAAGAAGATGAAGATTGTGAAAGTTAAGTAAACGAAATTTTCGTTTCGTACAGAACACGCAACCTCGTCAAAATCTTCGGCTTGCATGGAGTCATTAACCTGCACGCTTGGCCACCCGCAAACTGTACTTGCGGGTCCATCAAATCATTTGTTGCAATGGTTTGTAAAGGCCTCTGGTACGGATCGGGAAAAAGAAACGTCTCGTTGAAAAGAATCTGCTACATGTCCCTTGCAGTTCGCCAGAATTTGCTAGTGAAAGCTATCAAATAAATTTCCCAGATGCAGAGCTTAAGTAACTCTGCGGTAGGTGAGCCAATTACTTCTTATAGCTCACTTAGGAATGCGTCTACGTATGCGGAACACACGAAACCCGTGAGGGTTGCCAGGTAAAGCGTAACCTGGGCTGGCTGGACTTCGGTCCTGGAGTGTGAAGAAGTAGTCCTTCGGGACTTTTGTCTGCGCCCTAGCCGGCGCAAGTCTATGCTTGAAAAGCGTAATATGATAAAAAAGCTTTTTCACAGACCGGCTCCGCCGCCTCAAAGAAATCAGAAACAACTTCGCGAAGCGAGCGAACCGCAGGTGAGCCAGTTAGATCAAATGGACCGGTAGCATTATGGCTCATTTAGTGAATCAGAGGTGTCACGTCAGTGACACTCAACAAAGGCCTGAAATTCAGGCCTTTGTTTCATTTGCTTTCGGGTGCTTATAAGAAGACGGGAACTTGTTTCTTAATCATTTCACCTGCGTCTTTGAATCGCTTATTGATGAAATCTAAATAGAGCTCTCTTTCAGACGGAGTAAGAGCCCAGACGTCATCACGTGTCATAGCTCCTCTCATATAGTACTGGATCTGAATTAGTAAATTCACCAGCTGCTCATTACTGCTCGCGAAAGAAGCCATCACTTCTGAGATCACTTTCTGATCTCTACTTGCGATCACCCGAAGAAAAAATTTATCGGATCAACCTCGATGTCGTGCTCGTATTCCTTACCGCAATCACGGCACTTGAGCTTCGTCTTCAAATTGATACCCCACTCATTCGCACGAACTGCTTGTACCGAGATCTCATCGATCCACTTACGTTGAAGATGACGAACCCATTCTTCAAGCAGCTTGCGGTCTGTAATCAACACCGGAGTGGTTGTTCCAGGTACTTGGGCTTCTACGCCTTCAACCACCGATAGCAAATCGCTAATCAGCAGCTTTTCAACATCCTCGTTTGCTGGATCCTTTTCACCAGAATCCAAAAACGCGTTTTGCACCTGTTGACGAAGGTGAGTCATTTTCAGTGATTCATCAAACACGACTGGACGAAGCTTAACTGCTTGGCCATTCGATAGTACCACTCGGTACATTACGTCACGGCTATCTAGTGAAGCGTTGTTCGGCGCTCCAACGATAGTTTCCAAATTGATTTCATACTGATGAATTTTAGCATCTGGGCAGCGATGGATGGACGAAATATTCATCTGGCTACCATAAGTAGACATTCTCAGATAGCAGAACAGCGCATCGATGTCCTTGGTGATAAGCTTGTTTGGTTGAAGAATGTCAGGAATACATTCAGCGCAAACTTCAGCGAGTGCTTTACCTGAGAACAAGAGATCTGGAGAACGGAGCTTCAACTCAGTGAGAGCCGACATCGGCTTCACTTCAACTTCACCGTCAACTACGGTAGGGGCAAGAATACCAGCACCATAGAAAACTCCCTTAGAAGGAAGTTGAAATACGCGGCCTGGTAGCTTTACTGATGACAATAGTGGGTTCATATAACCTCTGGATATGATCTTCGATTATTTCGAAGGTTTTGGCATGTTACTATTTATGCTTCCCATCGATGGCTTAGAGCCGATGCTTCGAATGGTTGGCTTTGGCTTTTTAAACATTGCTTCCTTGGTAAGCTTCACGCTAATAAAAGGTGGTGGAATAGCTTTCCAGAGCGGGCACTTCAAGGCTAATTCATAAGTTATGATTGGTTTTTCTCCAGCCACGATTCTAGGCTGATTGACTTTTAACAACCAACGAATGAAGATCTCTTTAAATGGAAGTGGCTTTGTTGGCAGGCTATCTAAGTCAAGAATGAGTCCTCGCTGCCCTGCTTTTTCTGTCAATGAACCAACTACTAGCCCCTTGTACTCGTTGTAAGCTTCTTCCATCCACATTTCATGCAGCAATGCAGATAGAGATTTTGCTTCTGGAGATAACATAGACCTGCCTATAAATAATGAGAATAGGTCCGCGTTAGTGCGATCCTTTAGAGTATTTATGAAAAAGAGGAATTCCTGAAAATGGCCGATAACGACACAAAACGAGTCATAAAGACTATCGATGATTTGTTCTCCACGATCGCGGATACAAATATAAAAGCTGCTCGTTCGGCCGTAAATCTTGGCAAGAGCTTTGACGAATTGTCAAAGGCCGGTGCGCAAAAACTGCTTGATCAAATGAAGGAACAGATCAAGCAGGGCAAGCTTATGACCAAGGAACAGCTCTCACATATCAAGACTGTTCAAGATCTAACCAACGTGCTAGATCACTATGAAAGCACGGTTGAAAAGGTCAATAAGATCCAGAAAGAAAATGCCGAGACGATCAAAAAGATTCAAGCTGGGCAAATTACTGGAAGTAAAAAGTGGCAGGAGCAAGCTGATAAGTATAGAAAAGCTCTTGAAGAAGCTACCGGTCTAAGCCACAAAGAAGCTGAAGCTCTAAAAGATACAACAAAATCTTTGAAGGACTTGTCTGATAGTCAGTCACAGGCAATGAAGAGATTTGACCATATCTCTAAAGCATCAGAAAAATTGCATGACACTATCGCTGGTAAAATTGCGTCTTACATATCTATCGGTAAGGGTATCGAAGATATGGCGAAGGGCGGTAAGCAGGCTGTCGATGAATGGATCAAAATCAGTCAAAATGGCTTGCAAGGTGCGTTCTTACAGGTGCAGATGTCTGCCGTTAAGCTGAGAATGAGCTTTGAAGAATTTTCTGAAGTACTCGGTAAGCATCGAGATATCGTCTTGGAGCTTGGCGGCGGTGCTGTCGGCGTTGCTAAATTTGGTGAGTATCTTGATGAAGCTTCAAAAGGACTTAGCTACCTAGGTAAAGACGCAAAGAAAGCTACAGCATCTTTTGCTGGGACGATTCAACATAGCGGCATCGGTATCAATGATCGTGACAAGTTTGATGATGCCATGAACGCCATGCAAACGCAGTATAAGAAGTTTGCGGCGCTATATGGTGATGACTATGAAACTTATAGTAGCTTGGTTGATTTGCAAGCTCAAGATGAGGTTATTCAGGGTCGAATGATCGGTCTTGGCCGAAAGCAACTTGGGGTGGTTGCGCAAGAAATTCGCGCACGTGTTGAGAATGAAAAATTGCTCGGTATGAGCAATGAGCAATTGACCGATTTTAATCGTAAAGTCAATGACATCATCAATCCTGAAAATACTGACTTGCAAGGACAGCAGACTGGAGCGATTAACGCTCAAAACGCTATTGCAATGATGTTGCGAATGGATCCAAACAATGAAGGATTGAAGTCCGCCTCACAGACGCTTCAGCCGCTAATTAATGCAATGGGATCTGGCGACATTAACACGTTCCAAAAGATTGCAAGTAGCAAGGAAGGTATTTCTGCACTATCAACGGTAAACACCGCACGAGATAAAATTTTTAACCGTCCTGGTAGCCGTAGTATCGACCGCCTCCCGCTAAACACGTTTTTGAATGGATCACCGCAATTCAGAGATCTCTTGAAAGGGACAAATGGTGTTGGTATGGCGAAGCTAAATGGTTCCGACGCTGAATCGAATCTAGCTAAAATGAACCAAGACCAACTTGCTGGCCTGAAAGACTCAGTAGAAGCTACTGGCGCTTTTGCAACGGCAATGAATTCAGCCACGACTGCTCTTCAGCAGTATGAAGCCACAATGAATAACTCAGCTGTTAAGTTTGGTCAAGGTGTCGGCGAAGTTATTCTTGGTATCATTGGTGCAGAGCTTTTAAAAACTGGTGGTGGTAAACTCTTAACGCTTATTCGATCGCTGATTGGAGCGAGCGCAGCCGAAGCGGGTGCAGGTGCTGCTGGGGCTGGTGAAGCGGCGGCTGCTGCGGCTGCTGGTGGATCGGCTGCTGCGGCTGGCGGTGCTATGTCATGGTTTGCTCGAATGATCCCGTTCGCAGCAAGAGTTGGTGGCGGTGCGAGCCTTATGCTTCATAGCGACAACCTAAACACTGGTGAAGATTCATATCTGAAGAGCCGTCAAAATCTATCGTCAAATATCGCAGAAGCATCAAAGATCACTGGAGTTGATCCGAGTGTTCTTGCGGCAATCGCAAACCAAGAATCTGGTGGAAAGTCAAATGCAAAGAATTCAAATTCTACTGCGACAGGACTGTTCCAATTCACTGAAGGAACTTGGCTAGACACGGTTAAGAAGTACGGTTCCGCTGCGGGCATTAACACCCAAGGTATGTCACGCGATCAAATTTTAGCCTTGCGCAATGATCCACGCGCTTCTGCTATTATGGGAGCTTTCTACATTCGTGATGGTCAGCGCGCTACAGGCGCTCAGACTGGTGGCGGAATGTACTTGGCTCACTTGCTTGGACCTGGCGGTGCTCGCGCAGTTCTCAATGCTAATCCAAACACTCCGCTTAACCAGCTAGTTGACTCAAAAGCGTACGCCGCTAATTCCAAGCTCTTTGGACAAACACAGACCGCTGGTGGCTTGCTTAATTGGGCAAATAATAAGATTGGTGGAAAGGTTGATACAACACCAATTACAAACGCAGTTGCAGGTATGGGTGGAGATGCTAATGGTTCTGGACCAGCAACCGATTCGCAAGGAAATACTGTGCTTGATGCATCACAAGTTGATGGTCAGCAAACAATTGAACTACAAAAACAAACAGCTCTCTTGGCTCAAATTGCATCTAACACTGGTGGATCTCGTCGTTCAATTGTTCCAGAGAGCAAAAAGGCCCCTGGAACGCGTCGCGAGATCTCAGGTGGATAAATTATCCATCTTTGAGGCAGCATAAATAAACCTATCATCACTTTATAGAGAAAAGCTACATGGCTGGAATTTTCACAGACTATTGGCGTATCGTCAAGCCGGCACCGGTAAAGACGACCTACAATGCAAGTCCAGAGGAAACGAAGTTCTTCAATAACTTCTCGTGGTACACGAAGGTTATGAAGGGCGCGTCCTCGCGAAACTCGAAGTACACTCAGTACAAGGGTATGGATACAGACGTGTTTGTCGCTCGTGCTCTCGATACGATCGCTGAGGAAATGACGAACAAGAATACTAAGACTCACCTGCCATTCGACATCAATTATCAAAATGAAGTCAGTCATGGCGTTAACCAGAACATTACGGATCTAGTTCGGGCCGCTCTTCGTCACTGGTGTGAAATTCAAGACCTGAATCACATCGTGTTTGATATTGCTCGCGTTGTTATTAAGTACGGCGATTGTTTCTTCCGTAAGACATCAGACTTCAAGAAGTGGATTTATCTTGACCCGCAAGACGTGATTGGTGTGGTATTGGACAAAGATACAAATCGTCCAAGTCACTACCACCTGCGCACCGGCGCTAAGAATGAAAAAGGTGCGTTCGGAGACGTTGAAATCGTGCCAGCGGCTGGTATCATTCACTTCTCTCTGTCATCTGGTATGGGTGAATCTGGTCCGTTTGGTGAATCTGTTCTCTTCCCGGTCGTCAAGGCTTATCGTCACCTGACGCTCCTTGAAGATTCGGTTATCATCTATCGTATCGTTCGTGCTCCAGAGCGTCGTGTCTTCTTTATCGACACTGGTAACATGCCGCCACAACGCGTCAAGTCATACCTTGAATCGATCAAGAATGAAGTTCGTCAGAAACGTGTGCCTAATGAATCTGGCGGTCAGGAAAAGATTGACTCCGTCTACAATCCAATGTCGATGACTGAAGATTACTTCTTTGCACAGTCGGCAAACGGTCGTGGTTCACGTGTTGAAACCCTCTCCGGCGGCGAAAACCTCGGTGAAATTTCTGACTTGAACTACTTCCAAAACAAGCTGCTGCAAGGTCTGCGTATCCCGTCATCATACATGCGTGGTAGCTCGGATCAAGGTGGTCAAGTTTCTGATGGTAAAGTTGGTGTAGCATACATTGAAGAACTTCGTTTCGCGAACTTCGTATCTCGTCTGCAGCAAAAGATCAATCGCACGTTCGACGGACACTTCAAGGCCTACTTGAAATCAGCTGGACTAAACGTCGATCCACAATTGTTCAATATTGAGCTTCCAGCACCGCAAGACTTTGACATCTATAAGCAAGCTGAAGTTGACGAAAAGCTGATGAGCATCTACGGCAACGTCAAGGACATCGAAGCAATCTCGACTCGTTACGCGCTGATCCGCTACCTGAATTACACGGAAGATGATCTGAAGATGAATGAATCGTTGCTCCGCCAGGAACGTAACATTCCTGATGGTGGTATCGCTCCGGGTCTTGATGACATTCGTATGATGTACGATAAGAAGTGGCAGGAAGGTCGTCCGGACATTAAGGTGTCTGAAGATTACGACAATTACGAGGAGGAGACATCCAAGCCTAAGGCTCCAGATTCTGAAGGAGAAGATACTGATTCAGAAACTCCTGAAGGCGAGGATACGGAAGGCGAGGACACCCAAGGAGATGAGTCCCAATCGGAGGATACTTCCGAGGACAAGGATAAAGATAAGGATGACACGGGCACTGAAGCCGAAGATTCCGAAGCTGAATCTAGTAAATCCGAAGGTGCTTCGAAGGACGATAATAAGTAAAACTCCCTAAATTCAATTATGGTGAAGCGATAGCGATAAATAGCTTCATCATAATTGAACAGGAGAGAACATTATGGCTAAAGAGCTAGTTCTTATCGAAAACATTCGTCCAGAGGCAGCGAATCTGATCATCGAAGACAATCAGAAGACCCGTTCTTCCTACTTGTCTGGTATTTTCATGCAAGCTGACGTTCTCAACGGCAATCAACGTAAGTACCCGCTGGCTGAAATTACTACAGCTGTGAACGACATTAACCGTCGTATCAAGGAAGGCATGTCTGTTTTTGGTGAATTGAACCACCCAGACAACCTGAGCATTGACCTCAACAACGTTTCGCACATCATTACAGAAATGTACATGGATGGTGCTAACGCTATCGGCAAGGCTCGCATCATTGAAAACCACCCTAAGGGTCAAATCGTTAAGGCGATCCTAGAAGCTGGTGGTAAGCTTGGTGTTTCATCACGTGGATCTGGTAACGTGAATGAAGGCGTAGTTTCCCAATTCAGCCTGGTGACAGTTGATATCGTTGCAACTCCATCGGCTCCAAATGCTTTCCCAGGCCACGTAATGGAAAGCCTGCAAGACAACAATAAAATCATGACACTGGCAGAGTCAGTTATTCATGATGACACCGCACAGAAGTACTTCAAGAAAGAGCTGGCTTCTTTCTTTGAAAAGCTAACCGGTCAACAAATCAAAGGTGAATAATGAGTGATACAGCTACGCGTTTGAAAGAGCTCGCTGGTATTGGTTACCGCGACTCGTTCACTAAGAAGAAAGAAGAAATCATTGAATCGACTGCTCAGGTCGTCGATCAACCAACTCAACTTGATGAAGTCAAGGATGAGGGTGAAGCTAAGACGTACAAGCTGGGCCTGGTAGAAA